GCTCTTGTGGACTGACCTCGTCAGAGGTCATATATGATTCTCTGAGCCTCTGTAGACCGAGTTGATCAAACAATGAATCGCGTGAGTAGTCTACGGTAATGCCTGCTATTACAGATGGGAGAGTGGTTGTCAAGGGTTCAGACTTTCAGGTTAAGGGATGGTGTGGAATCTAATAACAAATCAAATGCGTGAAGAGATTTCTTGTGTGTGATCGGATCACATGAAGTGGATCTATTTAGTACTCATGAGTGTGAACTATGCTCCAAAATTAACATGTTTACTACAATATAAATATACGGGAGCATTCACTCAGTAAACACGATACTAAATTCGCGTTTATCACATATCAACAACTCAGACTCTGACAAGGAAATCATGGAACAACAAACCCAATATCAACAACGCCCAGCTTTCAATTCTGAAGCAATGACGAATAAGCTATCAGCAATGTTTCGTAGTGCTACTCGAGCACTACCACACTCTTCCCCTAATTTGAGAAAGCTTCAGGTTAAATTTACATACTTTATTGACGACATTCAACGTGGGCCGGCATATGACCAGTCAAAGTTAAGTATGTTTGTACTACAATGGGTGAATGACTTGACGCGATCTCTCCAAGAAGCTCAAGGTACTAGTGGAGTAGACTCGTGTGTTCGCAGACTTATGGTACCTGAGTACGAGCACCGAAATTACTACATCTAACATCAATAAAAAGCCGCTTCAAGCGGCTTTTTATGTAATAACAAGATTTTTAATCGATTGCCTGAGAGCCTCAGCTTTTGCTCGGGCAGATGATTGTGCTGCTTGAGACTCTTCGTTGATGTCTCGCCTAATTGGGTACTCTATGTTTCCACACATATTTGAGATATCAGGATTCTGCTCAAAGGGGACACCTAAGTCCAGGCGGAACGCATCATAATCGAATGTGAATCTCAATATTGAGTTGTCGGTAGCTTCCATAGACAATTCATCCAACTCAAGCGTTGCTACTCTAGGGTTTATGAATGTGTATTTGTTGAACGTGCGGCCGAATCGATACACGTGATACAATTCAATAGATTTAATTAATTGTGGTGGGGTTCCACCACCTGGCAGTCCTAAGGGCCCCGAACTAACACTGTATAAGTTTGCTGGTGTTTCATTGGGGTTGGTAGGTTCGTCATACTCAGCTGCCCCAAAGTTATACAGATACTGCCCCGATTCCAACAATGAGCTTGTATCTGAATTAGATAGTGGACTCTGAAGCCTTAGTACATTAGCGTAAAAGTTCATCATCTGATTTTGAGAATCGTCCAGAAATGACATAGACATATTGTCATAAGTGGTTTTTTTCAATACACCAGTCCGCATTCCATAGAGGTTCACATCACCATATTCAAACTTCGGCTTTGGTCGAGTCATCGTCTGAGTCAGTAGCGAGAACTTATCCACCCCAACAATTGTATCATAAGGAGCATTGAATGTTATCATCGTAACAAACAAAAACTTATGTTTGGGGAAAAACTTATCAAGATCTCGGGCATATGCAGATACGTCCCTAGTAGCACCCGGCGCTACTTCAGGGGCACGTGCCCCCGAAACGAACGATCGTTGGGCTACTGTTGGTATTCTAGGGTCTGCCATTAGGGTGATAACTTACAAATGTGGTCTATTATTTAGCGCCTCCATCGCTCATCACGAACTTTGTGCTCGCGACCGACCATTGGATCATCATACTCATATTTTGGCTCAAGTGAATTATCATTCATTGTTCCAGTTCGAGCCCACGGTTCATGGTGAGGATATCGACTTGGCCAGAAGCAGTCAAGTGGATCAGCTTTCGGTGCTGTAGGGGCGGTTGGTCCATTCATATCAATGCGGGCGGCGGTTTCAGTGATATTCCCACCAGCTTTTTCAGTGATATTCCCACCAGCTGATTCTGTGATGTTTTTACCAATATTATCAAGCATACTACCGCCGGCGGTGTGCATTATATCACCCCCAGCTGTCATTTGAATATTCTTAACCGCATCGAGAAAAATGCTGCCCTCCGTCTTCAGATGAATGCTATCATATGCAAATAAGCGTACGGTAGCTTCACCTATTAAATTAATATCTGGTGCATTGACAGAGATCTTAGTTGTCGAGAATAATTCAACACACCCATCTTCGTCAAACTCCATCCAATTGTTGCCTTTGCATGTATTGATGTAGATGCGCTCATTTGTATCATCCAAGATAATCTGGTGGCCAGCCGTGGTACGGAATCGCATTCTACAGTTCTCGATTCGATCATCCATCGTAATAGAGTGAAACCCCGGAGTAGTCCATGTGTACACGGAACTGTCAGGAGAGTCAGCGTTGGTTCTATCCATCGTCTCAGCCATCCCTTGGACTACAAAAATTACGGTACCATCCTCTTGCTCGAATTCGACAATTTCGTCGTCTGTAACATTACACGGACTTGGGTCTAGATAATTATCGAAAATTGCAGTGGCTTGATAGTCAGCGCCGCGGGTGCGCCACTCAAAATTGTGATCTCTACGTTCGAACGCTTCTGTTTGATTATCGAAGATCGGTTGGATTGGTTCTTCTGTTCCACTCAATGGACCATATGGCGCACCAAGTGGGTGTGGAACATTACCTTCTTCATCCTCATAGAAAAATCTACCGTGAGGGAGGGTGTTTGTTGTGAATTGGTCGTAGATGCACCCAATCCAGATTCGTTGAGTTGGATTTCCATCGATGCACATTACGACGACTGTTGCACCAGGCTTCGGTATATTCCACATGCCGTAAGTGACAGGCCCATTAGTTAAGTTCTTCTCTAGTTCATAACTTGGTCCACGCTTCAAAATTGAGGTCGATGTTCCTGCCAATGGCGAACAATACGTGCAGAGCGGCAGATCTTCATATTCATCTTGAGCAAGATCAACTGGATCCCCCAGTTCGGGGCAATGGACGTACAATCGACCCATCTGTTGAGGATCATTGGTACTAACAACACGGCCGGTTGTTACACCATAAAACAGTGCGCCGCCCCTAGAGGCGTCGCTATTGACATATTGAGTTCGTTCGGTATTAAAAAATTCTGCCATATTACTTCTGTGTTTTTTGAGTTTTCTTGTACGGGATGTACTGTTTGTTGCCTAGGTATCTGAGAATGCTTTTTTTACCCTTTGGGTTGAAAGCAACGTGAATCCAAACACTCTTGTTGGGGGGTTGCTCAAAAATGACTTGACTGAAAGGCAACCCAGATGCTAATATCTTTTCCATAAATGCCTCAGCATCGGACGCTGCAAAGCCAGGACAAACGATGTCAGCGGCTAAGCCGGATACGTGATCAGACTTTGCAGCACCTTTCACCTTGGCGTTAACTGTAGGAGATCTGTATCCACTGTTAATTTGAATCGGGAACCCAACAAATTTCTGCAGCTGCTGGAGGTACCCAATTGTAGATACGATGTTATCCAAAATCTCCTGCGATGGTGGAAAGTTATCCTTCTGCCAGTTGGCAACCTGTCTAGTAGCTAACATTCGTCCGAGTGTAAAGTCCTCCGTAATCTTGGTCTCTGCTGATACACTATCTATTAAGAACTTTCCACTCAATGATGATGTGGGTACTACACCAGGAATAGCTTTGATCTCTGATGTCACAGTATCTTCACGAGCAGCCTCAAGCTCAACAGGGACATCCTTCTTGCTCTGAGGTTTACCAGCAGCTTCCCCAGCAGATGGCTGATCATCTCGTGTCGGAACTATCTCTCCCGTCATAGGGTACCCAATAATCTCCAGCTCGTGCCTAAATTTACCATCTGCAAATATTGACTTCACTTGGAGAATTTGCCAGACCCCTTCGTACCAAAAAGCATCATATGTAGGAATTTCTTCTCGACTTGCTCCCGTCTTGGTATAAGTCGAGGGCATCTTGACGTGTATTTTAATATACGGAAGTGCGGTGTGTAGTCCGATATCAATGGTCTCATCGATCACATTCCCCGGCTCCAGGTTAAATAATGAGATCCAAGCTGGATTTCCCCGAATTCCCAAAGTCGCGGCAGATTTTGCTACAGTGATAGATGTTGATTCGGAAAGTAAGTTTTTATACTGCGTTATCGCAACATCCATGTCTGAATTTCGCTGACGAACCGAATCCGACATTGCCCCCACCCCAACAAGAGTATTGTCAGGGATTTGCTTAGCTGGATCTTTTTCATTTGTCAGAAACCCCGACTCCTTTGCTCGCGCTGTTCCATCTCGAGTGAGTGATGGTGATCTATATGAGGTGCTAAGACTTTGATTCGTGGTCACAGTTTGAAACAAAGGGAATCCTTCATCTACTACCATATCAAAATCTGTGATGTCTATATTCTTTCCTGTAAAAATATAGTCAAAGTGTAATACATTACTCGTTTCTTGGAGGTTTTTATCTTCAGAGATCTGTTTGTGTTCACCCACAACATACGAAGGTGTAATCCTATACACAACATCGAGTGAGTCTTTCATCGTGTAAATGGTTGATACTATTCGATATGTAAACGATTTGCCTGGGATTTTCTCATTCGCTTGCTGTAGGTACTGCTTGCAGGATTCAAATACCAATCGAATTGCACCTTCGATTGCGATCTTTTGTCCTACAGATATTGCGTTTGTTTGCCCTGAGCCCTGAGATCGTGGGGATTTATCTTCTGTTATCGCCCAATCAGAAGCTTCAGCGATTGATGGGTCAAATTCAATTGTATATGTTGCTACTCGTTTGTTACCAACACTACCAAACATCGTCTTGCAATTCTTCAACGCATCTTGAGTGTATGCGTCCGCTATTGTATCAAGCGCATCACCAACGCTACCACTACCACGAATGTTGATTCCACCTGCTGATGTGGATATGTTTGGGTGCATTGCTCCACTGTTAATTATGGGAAGTAGCGATAGTGAGTAGACAGTACCCTGTTCATCAATTCGTGCGCGAGATTTCAGTATGTTAAAATATAGCGGTGCAACATTCCAAACTGTTTCTACAGTTCCTTCGTCGGTGTAACCGACGAAGACAGTCTTTATCACATTAGTGTTGTCCTGAGCAAGCCCACCGAGCGTGCGGTTGGCTTCACGAAAAATATTTGCAAACCGGATACCTGCAGGCTCTTCGACGACAATGTCGGCTTCTTGGACCGTGACATTTGAAGTCCCCATACTCATTTGATTTGATATAGGGTTGGCGGTAGTGATCATACTCGTTATACGAAGATCAGCATCTTGTGCTTCGTTTATCAATATAATGAAGTCGCCACCAGCAGGGGTGGCGGCTAAGCGGTTGCCAAATTCATCCTTCGGTGTGGGTTGTGATACTATTTGTTGGAGGAGTTCAACATCAGAGAATACCTCTTCAGCTCGACGGGTTGAATTTGCCATACCCCATATGTGGAAATACGAGTATGATCTGTACTTGTCAAGTGGGTTAGTGAAGCGAGCTTTGGTAGCTGCTGGAGCAGAGTCTAGTATACGCATATGTAGTCGACAGATCTTTCCTGTACCCGCAGTCGGGTGCTGTTAATTTATACGGGTAGGGTGAGGTAATACAATTACTTTACCTGGGAACAATTCTTCCACTGGATCAATAATATTGTTATATTGCAGCAACAGCCATAATAAATTATCTTTACCATATAACTTATAGGTGACTTGACTTGGTTTCAACGCTTCGACAGCTGACATTTTAATATACACGTCATCAGAGCGGAACGGGAGTATCTTCCGTGTCCAGAAGCCGACACCAACGGTGTTGGTGTCCACGACCCCCCCAAAACCATATCTCGTTTTATCTGTTACCATCCTAACATCCTACCTTGCTTGAATGCTGCAATGTCAAAACTCTCAACTTCCCTAGGTGAGTGTGTCTCTCTCAAGGTCATTGATATTGTCATTACAGCTGGAAACGGAATACCCTCAGATGTTGGTATGTAGTCGACGTCGTTTGGGTAATCATACGTCAGACTCTCAATCACAACTGGGATCTTATTTATATTTTGAGCGGATGTTGAATTTCCAGGGTCTGAATATCCATATAGGTACAGTACCATCGGAGGAGCACCCAACATACTCGATTCGGTTGTTGCTGCTTTAGAAGCGGCGATTCGGTTGGCTACAGCTTCTGTCTTTTGTGCTTGAGCTGCTTTTCGTGCAGCTTGGGCCGCAGAATCCGCAGCACTTTCTGTCGCTGTTTGGTCTGGTTGAATTGGACTCTCAATATTCCCATAGTACGCACCGGTTGCATCTGTGTATCCCGTCAATCCAGGGGTAGAATCTGTAGTAGTGGGCGCAAGTTGTTTAGTGATATTTGTGGGTTGAGATCGAGCGCTACGGGCTGACGTAGATAATTTAGCAGGTGGAGCGCCGGCTGCCCCCTTGTCCACTGTGGCATTTTGAGAATCGTTGGCTTGCGGTAGTTTATTTGCTGGAATTAGTGTAGGGTTCGCTACTTTCTCATTATTGGCAATTATTGGTACGGCCGAAGATGAGTTAGGGGTAGCATTTGAAGCTGTGGGTTGCGATGCAGCAGTTTTGTTGCGAGCGTCAGATACCGCCGACTCAGCAGCCCACTTTGCTGCTTGTTGTTTGCCGTACTCTATTGCTTGTTGCGTCTTTTCTGCTTGCGTCATTCCTGGTGTGATCGTAGGTTCGACTGCTGTTTGAATTGCTGGGGGTGTTGGTGTAGTAGCAACAGGTTCTGCTGTTTCAGTAGCACCACCATCGCCCCCCACAGTACCAAAATATGGTTTAAGCCAACTTCTAAGTTTGTTGAGATCCCTCAAATTTTCACTAGCTTCCTCAAATGTCCTAGAAAATAGATTGATATCAGTGATTGTATAGTTGCGAGTAGGGTTACCTTTGAAAAAAGTAAAACTCGTTGGCATGTGTGTGGGAGACATCTCTGTGTATGTTGCCAAATCGCCCGTACTGATTCGAGGTTGGGCTTTGAATACAAATTTATCACCAGGACTCAATGTGGGTACCAGGTACACTTTACCAAAGTCGGGGTCAGATACTGCTGCTGCCTGTGCAACATTGTTCACTGGTTCAGCAGCGCGGGATTGGTTTTCTGCTTGTCTAAAACTATCTCGTGGGGTAACCTCGGCGGCGTTTTGCTCTCTGATCTCCGAACGTCTAAAATCAGAGTTGTCAGCGGGTGATGTGGTATTATCATTCTCTGTGACTACACTCGATTGGTCAGAGTTTGAACCTGCTTGATTTTGGGCTGCCAATTCTGTCTGAGCTGCATTGGGAGCACTCTCAGCGCTTGCATTTTGAGCTGCTATCTCAGCCTGACGAAAGCTCACCTGCGGTTCAGCTACATCACTCGCCGCTGGTGCTGTTGAGGAAACAATATTCTGCTCAAATGCTGCAGTAGTTTGTTGCGTAAAATTTGAAAATTGGGAACTCGCTAAATTTGTAGCAGTTCCTAGCGATGATATCGATGATCCTAGTGTATTAACGAAGGAGGTTGTCAGTCCATTTACTATTGGTCCGACGGCGGTGGTCGCTAAACCTAGCGCAGCAGAGTTACCAATGATATCCGAGCGCAATCCCGTAAACACCGCTCCTGTAGCAGCGTTTTTAAATGCGGCGGTTCCTACATCAACGATAGACCCTACTGCAGGAGCTAAGCTACCCAAGCTTTCAGTCGCAACTGAACTCGCAATCTGAACTATTTGGTCATGAGATAGAGTGGGGAGACGAAGTGTATTAACCCCAGTTAATACCTTTGGGACGCTTAGTGATACAACTGACCGCTTGAATGGTGCACGGAGTTGATTCAGTCCATCGGTGTATATTTTTGATGCCATGGTTACGCGGTCACATTCTGTTGACTGTCGTATCGGCGCTTAAGCAGGTCGAATAATTTCTGAGCCTTAGGTTCACTGCTTGGGACAACTTGTTTAAATTGATTAAAATCACCTGCAACAACAGCGGCTCGGGCTTTGGAAGATGACAGTCCTTCAGTCCCATCAGAGTCTGGATCTCGTGCCAGGGCAACAACTTCAACAGGATCAGTCTGAGTGTCCGCAAATACGCGGGCAGCCATGCTCTTATACGCCGACAACCTATCAGATCCACACACAATCAATCCACAACGCCGGTTAGAGTCAGATACTTGAAGTAGTGCATCGAATGCATTCTTCACAATAACAATTTCAAGATCACCATATAGATCCTTAATCTGATCAAGCCGTTCTTTACCTGTCAGTAAGCGATCGGGAGCAAATCGACCAACATCAACAATGCACACCATCGGTGTGAGTTTTCGGGCGGCGCACTCTCGAATCAACCTATCAACCATCTGTTTGTGCCCTTTAGTTACGGGAGAGAATTTTCCTATCACGAGGCCGACACCTGTAGCAGAAGATTCCTTCAGTGTTGATGTATTCAGGTAGGATATAAACATAGATTGATAGAGCTCAGATGATACATTGTTGTGTATTTACTAGATTTAGTTGACCCCAGTCTTGTCCCTGCTGTATATAATAACCTGTACACCAAGGAATTATATACATTATGGCAACTAAGAAAATCAAGCAACCAAAACAACCCACACCACCATTAGAAGGCATCGATGACGACACAAGTATACTGGCTATCGAGCTGCTTGAAGAGGAGATGCTTTCTAGCGATTTGATCACAACTGGGTCAGTTGTTGGTGATACCGTTGCTATGCCAGCAGAAAAGGTTAAGCGTCCACAAGCATATGTTAACAACAAGGCGCTTCTAGAAGAATTTGACATCAGCATTAAACAAGATCAGATGACACCAAAGTTAGCAAAGATGGTAATGATGATATGTCAACGTTATGCGAGAAAAGTTAACTTTAGTAGCTACACATATAATGAAGATATGCAGGGGTTTGCTATGATGAATCTCGTAAAATCGTGGCGCAGTTTTAATCCTGAGAAATCTCAGAACCCTTTTGCTTATTTTACAACTTGTGTAACCAATTCTTTCTTGCAATATTTAAACCACGAACGCAAGCATAGAAACATTCGTGACGCACTGTTGGTTGACAACGGTTTGGATCCATCATATACTTTCACTGAAGCATATAATACCTCAGAGTCTCAATCTGAGGTTGTTTCCCAACAACCTGAACCACCAACACTCAACGATGTCGTCGTCAAAAAACCCAAAAAAACAAAAACAATTAAATAAAATGCTTCTATTTACCGACTACCATGTCGGTAAATCTCGTGATTTATTCTACACAACCAACACTCTTGAATATATGGAGTGGTTGGTTTCCCTCGTTGAGGGAGATCCGACAATCGACAGCATTGGATTCTTAGGAGATTGGCACGAATCTCGAAGTCACATACACGTCGATACTCTAAACCTTTCATATAAATTGGCAACAAGACTCAACAATCTTGGGCTCCCAATCTACTTTGTCGTAGGTAATCACGATTTATTCAACAAACACTCACGAGATATCCACAGTTGTGTATTTTTCAATAAGTTTGAAAATTTCACGATAATTGATCAACCTACCATATTCCCAGAATTTGATAAGAGTGCTTTGTTTTCACCGTATCTCTTTCACAATGAGTATGATTTTTGCCTATTGAAGCAGCCTGCTAGCCACTTGCTCGGCCATTTCGAATTTAAAGATTTCGTGATAACTGGATATAACACCAAGATGGATCACGGGCCAGACGCTCAACAGTTGTCGGAATACATAAGTGTGTTGTCAGGGCACTTTCACAAGAGGCAGACTACGGGAAATGTTACGTATATTGGCAACACATTTCCAACCTCATTTGCAGACGCAAATGATACAGGTCGAGGAGCGTGCATCTATCAATTTGATACAGGACAAAAGACGTACCACAACTGGATGGGGGGTCCCAGATACTACAAGACGACACTGAGTGAGCTAGCAAGTGGTAAAGTGAACCATGAGGTGAACGAAAAGACATTTGTGCGATGTATGGCGGATACCCACATTACGTACGAGGAACACAATATACTCAAAGATATGTTTATTAAGCAGCTCGGCATCAAGTCTTTGGCTATCGAAGAGGATAAGACCGAAGCAAAGCAAATACTAGGCGAAACCTTATCAGGAATATCACAAGACGAACTCACGAAATCTACAGTAGATGAACTTGTCCACAAGATGTTGAGTCAAATTGCAGTCGAAAAGATTGATAATAAAGCGCTAATTGAAATATACAAAACCCTCTGATAATACACACTATACACAATGCTAGTAATTAAATCAATTTCTTTCCGCAATTTCCGCTCTTATGGTAAGATTGCTACGAATATCAACTTCAATGTCCCCGGAACAACACTAATCATTGGTAAAAATGATGATGACAAGACCACAAACGGGCAAGGTAAGACTTCCATCTTATTCTGCCTGACGTGGTTATTCTACGACAAGGTGTTGGACTCTCTCACAAAAGATGAGTTGATCAACAACATCAATAAACAAGATTTACATGGTGCTGTTGACTTTTCCATAGACGATGTGTCATATCACATCGAACGTTGGCGGAAGGGTGGAAAAGGATTCCGCGAGAATGGTGTCAGCATTTCAGAGAATGGTGTTGATATCACCCCAGCAAGCGCCGATCACACCAATACACTAATTGAGAAAATTGTTGGAATTGACTTCGACTTGTTTTCACGCATCGTGGTGTTCAGTGCAACGAATAAGAGTTTTTTTGACTTACCCACTAATTCTCACTACGAATCAAACCAGACGGATATGATCGAGCAATTGTTTGATCTACAATCACTGTCGCTCAAGGCACAGACACTCAAGGCGCAGATCAAGGTCACTGAACAATCGCTGTCTACCCAACAGACTGTAATTGAGGCAACAGCTAAACAAATAGATACTCACCACGATTTGATCTCAAAAGCAAAAGCAAGGTCAATCAGTTGGGAAAACCAATCAAAGATTGCTATCAATCAACTAACTACCGACCTAGATTCAATCAAGGGTGTGGACTTTGAGTACGAGAAAAAGTTACACGCTACTGTAAATGAACTCCAAAAGGTAAAATCTGACACTAAGCGTGGTGTCGATAAGGTAACGTCAACAATATCCGACCTGATTCGTGAATCCAAAAAACTAAAAAAGGAAGCCGCTGCGCTGGCAGAGTCTAAGTGCCCATACTGTGAACAGGAATTTAAGGGCTCTAAGGAGAAACAGGCTGATGTTGCTGCAAAGCTGGGCCAATTGGAGACGGACATTTTGAATTGTGATTCTGAATCTGTCGAAATGAAGACTAAGCTGGATACCGTAACAAGACTACTGGAGGCTGCCCAATCGAAGTCAACCGTTGATGATTTCAATCATCTGGTAGAATTACACACACAACACCAACAACTTCAGACGAGACTGGAGGGGTTGCGAGCTCAGTTAAACCCACACCTCGACACACTCCAGGAATTGCTTGACGCACAGCCTGAGGAAGCAAACTTTGATTCAATCAATACACTATCGAAATTGAATGAACACCAAGCGTTTCTATTGAAGTTACTGACGAAGAAAGATTCTTTTGTTAGAAAAGCTCTCTTGTTGAAAAATATTCCATTTTTAAATGACCGGATGGCCACATATCTAGAAGCACTTGGCTTGCCTCATAGTGTAGAGTTTACACCTAATCTCAACGCGTGCATTACTCAATTTGGTAGAGAGCTGTCGTACGGATGTTTGAGCAATGGGCAAAAGGCTCGAGTCAACTTTGCACTTAGTTTAGCGTTCTGTGATGTACTACAGAAGATCCACCGCAAAATTAATATTCAGATATTTGATGAGGTGTTAGATATTGGGCTTGACTCACACGGCATCAGTGCCGCATCGCGCCTATTGAAACGCAAGGCTCGGGAGGAGAACCTTGCGGTATTTGTAATATCCCACAGAGATGAGATCTCAAATGCTTTCGATAACACACTGATTGTCAGGCAGACTGATGGATTTAGTCACATCGAAATTACTCAGTAGATGATTTAACTCACGCAAAAAACTCTGTCAACGGCAGAGTGAGCAAATCATCGAGAGTGTATACAAACATATCCTTGTACTTGAACCTACAAGGAATTCCCTCGTGGTGTTTTGTGACTAGTACAATTTCTGGAACATTGTTATACTTGATAATTAAGAGAGGCGCCTTGCCTGTCTGAGAACTGTCTTGAGTTACTTGAGCTAACCACCCATCCCACTGCTTAATCTCTCCACTAAACAACACACCCATAGATGGTGGAGTTTTGTAGTGTTTACACTCAATAGAGAATAAAAATGAAACAGGGCAAATCAAATCCCCAAAAGTAGCCATGCTGGTGTCGTGAGTCCCGACGCGCTGTTTATTAGAACCACCGAAGAAACTACCTGAATCTGGATTTCGGCGAAACCCCTTCTCCATTTGCAGATGCTCGGAGAATTGCTCTGATAGTCGGTTTGCGATTCTCCGCTCGAAGGTAGATCCCTTATTTTTACTATTAATTTTTGTCATAACTCACCGTGGGTATTGTAGTGTGATATTTAGTTAAGTAGCTCGACACGCGACCCTAGAGCTACTTAACTGTTCTGACCAACATACTATACATGTATAAATAACAGATCGATTCTTCAACAGAATTGATATAAAATCTGAAAATTTGAGGGGAGCACGACTCTATTAGCGGTGAGGTGCCCTTGAAGGATGTGTTGAGAGTGACTACTTCGATGTAGGGTGAATTTGTGGGGGTCCACAACATAAGACGTATAAACAGTCGTCAGTTCACCGGAGATACAAATTTCTCCTATATTAAACCCAACTATGTCGTAACTTCTAAACTCGAGAGACCGACCGATAAACTGTGTTGCTGCTCTTGATTGTGCCGTTGTGACCCAACGAACAAAATAGCACAAGTAATATCTGATGTAATTTGCGGTCAGATACGAGAATAAATTCAATTTATTCCGAATTGCAAATCGGCATGCTGTCACCCGCGTGTACGTTAGGGGGGATTATAAAACTGGTTTTGTAATTTCACGCCTTAGTAATTGAATTACAAAAAAAAATTGACGTAGTGCTAACGAAGTCACCGATAAACGGAATCAACGAAGTTGATGCAGTGCGGGAGGCAATGGTTGTAATATGAATAAGTACTAAATTAGGAATAAATCAATTATGCGTAGTTTATACCGAGGATTCTCGCTGCACGAGTTCCGCCAAAAGCACAGCACTAAGTTAGTAGATCTCGACTTAGTTAAAATGAATTTGCTTACTCACATCTATACCAGCAAAGGTGAGAGATTAAAAATGACAAATTTTGGAACAAGGATTCCAGGTTTGTTATTTGAACCAATGACAAAGGAAGCAATAGATATAGTGCGCGAGGACTTGACTTATGTATGCAACTACGACCCGCGTGTAGAACTCAAAAATTTGTCTGTCGTTCCAAATTGGAATGCGCATGCAATCATTGCAACAATAGAGTTGAACTACATTGAATTAAATCTAATTGATGTACTTTCTCTGCACTTGGAATTTGGTGGTTAATCCACACTCCAACAAGTTGTACTGAATTCAATCGGGCAACTTACCTAGTAGGTACCTAGAGCTAGTAATTACTACAGATAGATGAGGACTTCGTTAGCACTACATCCTCATCTATCTTGCGTTTTAAGTTACATTGAAATTCGGTTTTACTTCACTACGTTACGCAACCCCAAAGTTCAATGTAACTTAAAGTTTTTTTAGCCCTCAGGGATATGAGTGATTTGTTTGGATAAATAACAAATCACTCATGCCGCGCACATGTCAAATAAGTACGGCGGAACTTACATATTACCTAAATGCCAGCTGCTCCAAATACTAACTTTGCCGAACAATGGCAGTCAACATACGATGTTTTAAAGAAGTCAATTTCTTATAAACAGTTTGATTATGATGAAATCAAACAAGTTCTCATAAGCTATCTCCGAACATATCACCCAGAGTATTTCAATAACCTTATTGAAACGGATGAAATGTTACCCTTAATAGAGTTGTTCGCATATGTGGGGGAACTGTTTGCGTATAGGGTAGATGTAAACACACAAGAACACATATTGGGAAATGTTACCCGCAAGTCCTCAGCCCTGCAACTAGCAGCGATGATGGGGTACACGCCCTCTCGCCGGACCCCAGCAACTGGTCTGGTTAAAATAGATACCCTAACTACAACTGAATCAATTATCGACCAACAGGGTGTGGATTTAAAAAATAAAGCTGTTAAATGGAACGATCAAACCAATTCAAATTGGCAGCTTCAGTTTGAATTAATCCTCAACAAAATTGTCAATAATAAGACAGGAATCATAAACGACTCGGATAAGCTGAATCTCGATGGTACGATAGTTGAGAAGTTCTCACTTAATGTTGCGCCAACGACGAATGGTGTGTACAGGTATACAGTCAACCTCGATAAGCTAAATTTACCGATGGAGCTCGTTCCGGTAAAATTAACTGAGAGCGCCATCGCTGAGTATCCAGCATCGGGGGATAGATCACTCGATATTCTTAGACTCAATGACGGATTTGGAGTAGGGTCAAGAAACACTGGATACTTCTTTCTAACCAAGCAAGGGCACTTATCACCAACCCCCTTGTTCTTTGACGGCGCGACAGTAAACCACACAGAGGCACTGCGGATCAACGGTATCAATGACACAGATGTCTGGCTCGCGGAATTGACCTCGAGTGGCGATTTCGTTCGCCATTGGACTCAAGTTGATAATATTGCATACAATAGCCCAACAAACGATCGCAATGTGTTTCAAGTTGAGACTCTTGAGGGTGATGGGATTCAATTGGTGTTTGGAGATGGTAACTACTCTAATGTACCCACTGGCCATTTTACTCTCTGGACTCGTGCTAGTGAGGCTCTCACACAATCAATCCCCGTGTCGGCGATACAGAAGCGAGTGATGATACTTGAGTACCAAGACTTGTATGGTAACAAACAACGTTGTACCGTACAATTCTCTCTAACAACTCCAATTGAGAATCAATCTGAGTCTGAATCGATTAGAAAACTTCAGCGAGCAGTTCCTGGTGTGTACTATACTCAGGACAGGATGGTTAATGCTCAAGATCACGAGGGGTACCTACTCCAAGATCCATCCATCGTAAAAATTAAGGCGGTCAATCGAAGCTTCACAGGTCAGTCGAAATATTCAGGCTGGAATGATGGTAGTGAAGTGTACGAAAATGTAAAAATATTCAGCAATGATGGTGCATTCTACTTCAAGCCAACCATCAAACTAAAGGAAGTTCTCAATCCCAATAACTCAATCCCAACAATTGTGTTCGCCCTCACACATGTGGAGCCATTACTTGCTGCACCTGACCTCTGGTTGGGTATTGTGCAGAGAAATGCGGCGAATGTGCAGGTTAGGACGTACCTTACGATACCAGAGCGCTCTCAGCTTGTCAACGCTCTTGATTTGCTGACTAGTGGCGGTACAGTCGGCTTCAAGTGGGACATTATGACAAACACTTGGATAATCGGATTGAACCTGACTGTAACTCCTGATATTACAATCAATGTAATGACATCGACGCGGGGTTGGGTAATAACCTCATATACCGCCGCGACTATATTCTCCAGCGCAACAACTAAGTTTTGGAACTATTCGCTGGGATCTCAATTAGATTATGATACCCTATTACCAACCGCCGATCGAATTACAATCCTGAAAGCTAACATCAACAAAACAAAAAATGGTGTGCTTACAGACGATGTTGTGTTTAAGGTCGCTGGCAACGTGGTCACATATTCTTCACTACCAAATCAAACTACCGTAGATCTATCAAAAGTAGAACTAATTGGTTCCGATTCGAATGGTGATGGGTTCCCAGAAGATCTTGCAGCTGAGTCACTACTAAACTCAATATACACCTTCGCCGTACCGCAGAATACCGCTATTGATTTAACGCTACCCGACAAGTATCTGCGGGGATTTGGTGACATCAGTGCAGTGTATGGAAACTCTGCCTCGGTGATATGGGCAGAAGATCCAACTGGGTTGTCTGGTCAATTGGCTAATGTGATCAAAATTGTCAACACAGGGCCCAACACTCAGATTACGGTAGTTGTACGCGACTTTGTATACTTGTCTCGTCCTAATACCAACTCAGATTTTGTCATTCAAGAGGATACGGATTCTGTCAGATTAAATTACGCTTATGACTTCGCTCATAACCTATACATTCGTTACCCTGGACGAAAAGATTTGAACTTTTTATGGGAGCACTACACAGACTCGTTCAACCTGGTAGATCCGGTGCACACCAACGTCAATGATTTGTACATAATCACCAAGCAGTACTACGTTGATACTCTGAACTGGCTCCAATCAGACGCTCCTCAGCCAGAAGTACCTAGTTACTTCCAACTCAAGACGTCGTATTCTGCCTACCTGCAGAATGCGATGATGTCTGATGAGGTGATACTTCGCCCCGGTAAATTCAAAGTACTGTACGGCAAAAATGCTCCACCACAAAGCCGTGCAAAAATTCAACTCGTTGTCAACAACCTATCAACATCTTCGGACATGGTTAAGACTGATGTGATATCACTCATTCGTCAATACTTCGACATTTCCAACATCGCATTTGGTGATCAATTGTTTTTCTCGAGCCTGGCAGCATATGTTCAGACTAACACCAAATATGACATTCGGTCGATGTTGTTAGTGCCGCTGTACCCAGAATTTCAATTTGGAGACTTGTACCAGGTGCAAAGTGCTGCTGATGAAATCTTAATTGCAGATGTGTCGGCAGCGGATATTCAAATAGTTGACACACTAACAGCTACAAACCTCAGACAGTAAGGTTATCGGAATCATCACACTCTATAAATACTACACTCCTTGATCGTGGTGTAGTATTTTTCCGTGCGTCCACTACGTATCTAGCCCTAGTACTCCGATACTCACTAAAGGTGCCTGAATAATGTTTGAAGAATTTGGTAGCGACTATACACGCAAGAACCTGGATTTAGATTCGCTGCTCCCTGGTGTGAATCAGTCTGAAGTGTCTAGCAGCATGTTATCTACGGTATTTCAACGATGGCTCACCAAACCTGAAGTTACAAATGTTGCTGGTACGATCGGATTTCCACTGACAAATGTATCTGAAGCTATCCTGGAAACTACAACAGGCCGCCAAGCCTACCAACTGTCGCCAGTATACTCAGTACAGTATGGAACAGAAGAAACGATCTTAAACTGGGCTGATATTCTACGCAAAGCTGCCCATACTGGCATTGACCCTACCAGATATCGTGAGTGGGGTAAGGTTAGTCAAATGAATTTTGCTCCACCTATCGCGCTGGATAAATTCATCCACTATAACGACTATTTCTGGGCAAATCCCGACAACGTCACTGAGAAACCGGATTACATCACAATTACACGAGATGTGGCTGTGCCTAATGCTTGGAGTGCATCAAATAAGTGGTACACTCAAGCTCAGATTGAGTCTCCATTCTTGTATGGGTTGTCGACAAATCCCACAGCATCGTGGACAGGAATTGCAAAACAAGCAGTTCTACCTATCATTGAGTTTGATGACATTGAGCTCAATGCCTGGTCGCAAGTACACAGGACCTGGAATCACCGACAAACACTTTCGGATCAGTGGACGACATCGATTACAGATCCGACTGATCTACAAATTCAAGATCCGTTGTTTCCACTATTGTGGGAACTTGTCGATGAGAGAGTATCACCATGTGTGCACCAACCACTACTACTGACTCCACACGCCTCACAACTCATCACTCAACCAACAACTCAAGTATACTGCCCAGCCTTTCTATTTGGACAGGATGCTATCATAGTTCATCATAATGGGAAGCGCGTATTCAACTATATCGAAGTTGAAACTCCTGGGTCCCAATATAGTACAGAAATTCAATTTCTGACCCCTGTTGTTGGTAGCGTGGAAATTTTCCACGGAGCTCAAACCGCGGCAGACGTTGGTAGGGAAGATGTGGTTACAAAAGTGCTATCATCAGCGGCTGTATTCACAGACTTTGCTGGTATTGAAGTCTCGGGTACTATTAGAAAAAATCTAACTAAGTATCGATACACTGACCAGGTAAAGTCTGCACACTCTCAACAACCCAGATTTAATTTGTACGATGTTGCTACGAGTGAGTTGCACTCAATTGGTACCATATGGGAATATGTTGGAGACCCCGATGCGGGGGTTACACCTCAACTCAACAAACGCATTTGGGTATCAAATGGCCGTGAAGACTTCAAGTTTTCGACTGACCTCGCTACATCCACAAACGAGTTGTTGGCCTTCAAACACAGTTCGAACTTCAGCACAATCTGGAGAGGGCCACACCAATATGTGCCACGCTATGTGAATCAAGATAGGGTTGCTGATGGCGAACTGCCTGGAGTTTCTGTCCCGCCTGGGTCGGGGACTTGGGAACCATCACCACTGCTGGCAGCGAACCCTATGCGCGAAACTCGCCGAGTTGTTAGATATAGTGAGATTGCTCCCCATTTCAAGTCAATTAGCGAACATCAACCACCCACTGGTGGTGCTCCGACAGATTGGTCGCTCGGTGGAATCATTAAGATAGCGCACGGTGGAGAAATTCATTGGATATCGTCAATGATTGCTAAGCACATTGCAATGCCTAATCTGATTAACTTCATTATTGATCAAACCTACGCACACACAGCATTCGTCGAGCAGCAGGCTACATTATTGTTGGCGGATCTAATTGCTACTGCGGAACATAACGCTGAAACGATTGCGGCTGTAATATACAGTTCGATTAAAACCGCTGCAGTGACTAGCGGTACAAATGATTTAGTGTTCCAAGATTCGGCAACCTATAATGTGACCACGGGCGTGGGCTTCCCAAATTTGGTACCGTCGCTAGCTATGTATGGCATTGTACCACTCATTACTCCAACTCTGGTCGTAGACCCATCACTTGGGGTAATATCGCTAACCTCCCACACAGGATCCAAGCGTATCCTAGCAGTCAACAAAGCCAGGCATGACTCGGTAGTATCTAGTGTAGTAGCGACAGGATCTGTTGTGACAGCAAATGTCCCACCACTTCCTATAGCTAGAAATGCTCTCTGGTTGAACACATCAACCAACCAACTAATGAGTTTGGTAGTCGACTACATCGCGACTTCAGCACCACAAGGCCTAATCCCAACTGGTAAGTTCTGGTTAGAAACACCAACAAATGTACTGTACCAAATGACTAATTTGGGTTGGGTAATCGTACCTACCATTCGTGCGTGGCACACCCTCGACACTGCTGTCATACTAGCGCAAGTGCAGCTATTATTTGAGACAGACCTACACAAGCGAACCCTGGAGCGCAATCCACAACCACTTTCGTTACTGGATATTAACACACAGCACACAGCACTCGAAGCTAGTGGGTTGACCAAGGCATACCAAACCGCCTACAAGCGATTGGTACGCACCCGAAATCAGACTAATACACTAACTCGATCGTATGTTGCTACAAAGGCGTTTACGTGGTGGTACGGCAATACATTCACCCCCGCTATCAATGCACCTTACCCAACCATTCCCGTCGAGTGGGCAAATACTACATTGGAGATTTACTCCAATCTATATGGAACCTCATATCCGCACCGCGAACCATGGTGCCTGCAAGGTTACATAAACGAACCCACCTGGTGGAAGGCTGAGTACTCTGACCAATCTCGTTTTCGAGTGTGGACTCAGACAATGTGGGAAAATATTGCTCAAGGGATTGTCCCACCTGGATATCCACTGCCAGACGATGTTGCTATTTCAAGTGGAGTAGCAGGCGAAGTATTGGGTTGTGTCAGAACATCAGTTAATACAACTGACTATACAACTTCTGATGGAATTTTACCAGACGGTCTGCTTCCGCCTTATTGGGTGCCTGTATCACTGACTGATCAGCAAGTAGACGGGCAGCAGTTATTGACAAATATATCTGCGATAGGATCCACCACTCCTCCATCAGTACTCCCATATAGAGCAGGTAGCAACTCGGAGTTTATCTGGAGATGGTCTGACGACTTCGTCAGAGCTCGACTACAAACAGCACACGCAGCAGATCCTTTTGAATTCTACAAATTGGTGGTCATGCAAGCTGACACTATTGTAGTTGGTGGGTTAACAATTAACACTAATACTCACAATGTCCACTCTCAACTAGACTCCCTACTTGGTGACAATCTCCACTCGGACAGATCACTAATGAGTCTTGTTGTACTCTTCAGCAGATACAACAATTTGTTGAGCGTCAACGACTCACCCCTACTTGCTTGGAAGTCTTGGACTACCAAGCTTGCTTATCAAACAGGCTCACTAATAGTTCCTCAGACTCTCCGAATATATGAAGAGTGTTCACCACTGACAAACTACAAACTTGCACTCAAGCGCACCGAGAATGTAAAAACTATATCATTCTCAAATCTTATCGTGACACTCAATAAGGCAGGATCCCCACTCACGCTACCTGCAGGTACTGGAGACGATTGGGAATATAAGATCGATACTTCTGAGTCCATTGTGGAAACCCGCCGCCGGTACGGAATGTTGAGACGCTCCGTGACATGGAAGCCTTCCCTACTCGCATTTCAATGTGTGGGTAGTGCACCTTGGATTACAGGAGAGGCAATTACTATAGTAATTGATGGAGTGTCTAGTGTATTATATGTGCGTAATATGCCGCATATTACAACCTCTTCACACAGCTTTTTCCAACTATGTGATGACATCGACCAATCACTAATATCCCAAGGGACCACAGCGGTGTTTGGAATGAACGAATTCGTTGCAGAAGCTAAATCTATAGAGTCCACATTTCACTCAGCTGTTGATAGTGTGAAGCGAGTTTGGGAGTATATTGTTCCGGATAGAAATGAAATTATCCCATTTGAGTTTCCAGTTGTTGTTACAGGTATACAGAATCTAATCGACTTCATTCACTCATATGTGCGGTTCATGGAGGATGATGGTGTTGTGTTTGCTTATGGTGGAAACCCGACGTACGATCCTGATACTCAAGAATTAGTGGACTGGAATCAGCAAGTTAGACGAATGTTGAGTACCATATACAATTCATATGGACTGTCAAATCGGAGATATGTACCCGAAGATTCGTACAATACCCGACTAGCGCTAGATATTCCGTATGTAGAACTCAATCCATTCCGTGATCGGATCTGGGTGAACACTCCTGAAGGTGTGATATGCAACATTTACAATACTCCATACACCACCGAACTACAATCCACAGCGGCAATATATGATGATATTGGCGATCCGATCACCTCTGATGTAGTTCCGCTGCGTACTGACAGAATCACTACATTCTTTTACGAAAATAAGAATCGTGTAGGCAATGCAGTACCAAATCAAAACAAGTTCCAACACATTGGATCAGGTAAAGTGTCTGTTGATTACTATGAACACGCGCTACTCTTCGATGCTCAGACTGCTGGTGGGCTCGTTATCTATGATCCATTTTTAAATATTCAGAAA